CTGCCAGCGGTTTTGCCATAAGTGCTGATGCTGTTGCCACTACAGCAATACTTGAGGTAGTTACAACTGTCCCAGCAGCAGGAAGACCAGAAACAATCTGCTCTGGTAGAGGCACATTCTCTGTAATCTGAATACACTGGTTACCAACTAACTGATAGTCAGTGACCTTCTTTCTAAACCCCTCAATATATGTGCCGACAGGTTCTTTTGCTGCCTGTGCTGCTGTAGGACAATCCACCTTAGCAGTAGCAGAGGGAGTTTTAGGTATCGGTAGATCAGGAGCAGCGGGAGCTTTAGGTTGCCTTGTATCTACAGCAGGACGCTGAGTAGGTAGCGTCTGATTGGGTTCAAAGTTAGGTGGATTATACGATGGCACCTGACCATCACAGAAGGTCATGTTACCTCTAGGATCTACCTGCTTGAGATCATCAGTCTCTCTCGTCTCCACACACCCAGGAATATCTACAATGGGAGATCCTATTTGTGTGGTGATGGGGACAGGCAACCCAGTAAATCCTGGTGGTATATTTGCTTCAATAATGTTTATTTCTGGAATAGGTCTTCCAGTTATCCTAATGTCATCGATCTCCATCGTCAATAAACAATTCTACAACTCCACTCCAGAGATGGAAAAAGAAAACATATAAAAAGAATTTGCCTTCAGCATCTCTGGACTTTCTTCTTGATGTAGTCATAATTAACAATCATTGAATACTTTACCAACTTGACTTCCAATATCAGATCCAACTCGTTGACCAAGTAGAGTCATCCATCCTGCTGCCAACCATCCTATATAGGGGATTCCCACCACCGCAGGGGCGATGGCACCAGCAGCGATGCTAGTCCCTGCCAGGGCACCTTGAGAGCGAGCTCCAGCGTCCGCCCTTATACACTGTTCGCTTTTCGCAAGGGACTTTCCCTCCGAATCCCCACCCCCCAAGTTTCTAGCACCGTCCATAGTATATTGATCTAGACGATACTCCCTACGTCTTTCTTGAGTGGGTCCAAAGAATCCACGCTTATCCTTATCCAATTCTAAGGATTTCTCAGATTCCAATACAAGAGGATCGTTTGCTTTATACCTAATCTTATATCCATCCCTGGTCGCTTCTACCTCATATGAAGAGTAGTCACCACCAGGGAAATTGATGACAGGAAAATCTGGTCTCCTAGTGACATTCATAAGATGACCTAGCACACCAATATGAGCAACACCGAAGAGTCCAAGTAATGCCAATCCAGCAATCTTTATTGGCGATCTTTTCTTAGTTGGTATTTCTGTTGGTGTTTCAGTCTTCTTAGTAGTCATGGGTTAGAAGGGGAGAGCGGGTCCTGTCGTCTTAGGAAGGGACGCACCACCTTGGGGAATAGCACCACCAGTTACTTCTGGCATCTTAGGCATAGCACCTTGAATCATACCAGGGAGAGCGCCAGCAACTGCCTCAGTCGCTGCTTTAGTTGCTGCTGTCTTTGCCTGCTCGATCAAAGCATCTTTATTAAGAAGCACATATGCACTACCACCAATGAGAGCAGCAGATGTAAGACCAGACAGAAGAGCGATAACGTTAATTACTTTTTGCATGATAGTTAGATAGTAGGCATTACGGGTGGCTCACCGTCCTTCTTAGGTGCAGTGGCAATCTGAATCGGGGCTTGCTCAATACGAATCGTTTGCGCTGGAGCCGTTTGCGCCGCAGCTTGGATGAGTTTCTCAAGATCTGCCTTGGAGACACCGCCAGGAGCACTGCCCTTGAATGTACCATCGCCATTCTTCTTTGCCGTCTGGACGCCAAAGGTAGCGAGCACCCCTGTAAAAACAGACGCGATAAAAGTGGGATCGAGTTTCTGCTCTGGGATGCCAAGTGCGGGCGGCAACTTAATGTAAGCAAGGGTAAGGATGCCACCAGACCAGACGAGGATACCAAGACGCACGAAAGTGCTAAGGATGGCAAGCTGTTCCTCGCTATCCCCAGCAGCTTCCTTGAGCTTAGCAAAAGGTCCTTTCTTCTTTTCGACCTCTTTGACCTCCTCTTTAGGAGTTTCTTTGACTTCTTCCGACATTAGATGAGCTGACGAGGCTCATCTATTTATCTGAAATCAAGCTTCAACTGGCTGTTTCTTTTTGCCAATGTTGTATTTCGATTCCAAAGTCCATTCACCCTTGTCCTTAAAAGAAAGGACTTTGATTTGATTAAGAGGTGCAAGGTCTTCGTCAGCAGCAGGAGTCACCTCTTCAATGAGACCCCAGTCAGACAGGAGACGAGCGATTCTATTCCTGCGTTGAAGGTCATTGTCTGTCAAGTTAGAAGGTTTGCCATCCAAAGCAAACAACTCCTTGAAGTGGACAATGTAATACTTACCCTTCTTGTGAAGAATATGACAAGACTGGTATAGTTTCTTTTCTTTGCGGGACGCCACGCCGATGCGTGTCAGTGTCTCTCTCACTTTCAGGAAGTCATCTGGTTCTTTAAGAATAACTTCAACCATCATGCTAGGAGACCATGTGATCTCTTCACTCATTTCAATCCTCCAGTATCCAACTTGGCTTTGATTACTTTAATTTGCTCCTTAGAGAGAATACGAAGGGCTTCCTTTGCTTTCTCAGTTGAATACCCATAATATTCCTTGACAATATCAAGATCTTTTGGCGTATCCTTTTTACCCCAGGAGGAAAACCGTTTCGATTTTCTAACACTATATAGGTAAAAGTGATATTGCATGTCCTTATCCAGAGGATGCAGTCTATTCATTTCGTTTGAGTGTAGCACTGTATCCATGTGGTATGACATAGCACGATTCACCATGTATGGAGGGTAGTGACGCATATATCCCTCATCATTAGTGTAGTTAACTGTCTTGTTATTGATCGAGTTAACGTAGTCGAATGGATTATATTGCTCAGACAAAGAGGACCTCCAGAGGTGACGTTGTAACGTTGTTGAAGTTTTTGATAAGCAACTCTTGCTGAGTCCTATTCTTAGATCCTCGGTGTTGCATACCATAAGTGAGTTGGAAATTCTCCTGGTGGTAATCCTTAAACCACTCGGAGATCTCATCGTCAATATTATACGTCACCATCCAGTTATGTGGGCAAGCAATACATGCATCTGCAAAATACTTGTGATCAAATCCTTTATGCAACTCAGCGTTGGTGCCATAAAGATAACTCTTGATCTTATAGGGAGGGTCTAGGAAGACAAACACGTTTTCCCCAGGAGGAGTGAGCACCTCAGTGTAGTCCTTACAGGTAATCGTCCAATTCTTAATGACAGCAGACACCTGCTTCAGATTCTGTGCTCCCCTGACAGTGAAGTTTTGGACTGATGCAGTCTTTGAGAAGGCAGAGTTTTCAGTCAGTCCGCTATAACTACACTTATTAAGAATCCAAAAAAGCACAGCTTGACGAAAAGGACTAGCGGTGGATATTTCTTCCTTTGCTCCATCAAAAAGCTCTCTAGACTTAGACTCATCATTTGCAGCATTTTTCTCATCAATCAAAGCTTCAGATAAGTTATACCCCTGATCACGAAGGGTGACCCAAAAATTATAAAGGTAACTGTATTTGTCATTCACCCAAACAGGAGTGTCTGGATATTGCTGACTGAAACGTAAAGCAACAGATCCACCACCTAAAAATGGTTCACGAAACTCTTCAATCTTCGTAGGAAAACTTCCCATGAGTTTTTCTGCTGCTCTAGACTTGCCACCAGGGTAGCGAAGAGGGGTCTTAATGTATCTCATAACACTTTTAGGTTTGCCATAGGATAGTCAAAGGGTCCTGGGTTTACTTTCCCAGTAGGTAGAGCATTAAAACTAATAGTCCACCTGTCATAATCAAAGAAATGGCGATCCGATTCATGCACCAACCAAGATGGAAACAGAATCAACTTACCTGGGTCTGCTGAAATCTTTTCGATAGGACCACCCCTTTCAACGAGGTTGTTAGAAAGGACTTCCATACAGTCCATTGTCCTGGGGTAAATGGGATCGTGAAATACTGTCGCTACTCCTTCAGTAAGATAAAAAACACCAGAAAGGAAAGACATAGGATGACGGTGGCGGGGGTGACCCACGCCAGATTGTCTGGGTGCATGATTTGCCCACATCAAACTAATGGATAGTTTATCACACATCAGACCCATCGTCACCCTATATTCTTCTAGACACTGGTCAAACCAAGTTACGAGGTCCGAATACTGCTCATGCTTATGTAAATCCCCTTTCGTAGTTTCGACACCTTCTGGAAAATTAAACTGTGCTTTGTCCACAGTGTCAGTATATTCAAGGATTTTTTCAAGATCGCCTTCATAGTTAAACTCGGGGACAATTACAGGAAACAGTTGATTGACTTTCATTTTATATCCAGAGTAAGCATTGGCTCATCCCATGCTCCCAGGTTTATCTTACCTGTTGGGAAGAAATTGACAGCAATAGTATATCTATCTTCATTCCTATCGTTAGGGATGGATCCATGGACCAGATAACTGGGAAACAGAAGTAGGGTCCCTGGGGGTGGTGAGTATGTCAGTCTGGTCTCCTCCAAGGGTCCACCATCTAAGTGTAGTTGTGCCCACTCTCTCTGTGCTAGGGGGTCCACAAACATGGTGGGAGCACTCCCTTGGACGTAGTAGATGCCGCTCAGATAGGACATAGGGTGCCTGTGGGGGGTGTGGTGGTGTCCTGTCTTGGCATCGCTCCTATTCGCCCACATAGAGGTCACTGAGAGGCGCTCACAGACCCACCTATTACTGGTGACCAACTCGTTGGCACACTCCTCAAACCATGTCTTGAGAGGTTTCCACTGAGGCCATTGCTCTAGGTGTGGAAAACTTGTGCCAACACCTCCCTCAGTGTTATACGACCTAAATTCAGTGATCTGTACATCATGAAGCGTCCGATTCAGGAGATGCTCACCAGAAGCAAACTCCCAAACTCGGACGGGAAACCACAGTTTTTCAATATAATGATGCTTCATCGATACCAGTATCTCCAATTTTTTCCAACTCACCAACCAGGGAGAAGGTCAGTCTATTTACAGACTCAGCCATCACCCTATATCCAGCACCAACATAGAGTTGACCAAGGAGGACTGTGACTGTGCATACGGACCAGAAGTAATAATACATTCTGGATTTGATTTGATGTTTCTTACTCATTTGAATTCACACCTCATCATAATTTCAGTTAGGAAGGCAACGGTGTTAATCTCCAAGTCAGCAACGAATGCTGCTTTATACTGATACTCACCGATGATAAGCACTGCCTCAGGGATGGAAGCAGGTTTTAGATACTCATACAGTTTATCATACAACTGTCGGAAGACGACCTTATAGTCGTTGTCAAGGTTGGCAACAACCCACTTACGCATCTTAGTAAACTCACGGTCCTTTAGATAAGAGACCAGGGCGTCCATGCTTTGTGAGACCTCTTTACCGAGGATTCCCACATCAATTTGACCAGTAGAAGCATACGCTTGCAACTCATTCAGAGTGCGACGGAAGTCTGGAAAGTATTTACCAATGACTTCAGCGACGACAGATTTGTCATACTCAACACTCTCTCCATCAAGAATGCTACAGACACGGTTGAGAAATTTAGTGGCAAGAAGTTGACGTTGTTTACCTTTGACGGACAGGTCAACCACAGAGCATCGAGACTTCAGAGGGTCGATGATCTTGTTGAGGTAGTTGCAGGTGAAGATGAAGCGACAATTGTTTTGAAACTCTTCGATGACAGCTCGGAGAATGAGTTGGACATCTGGAGTGGTATTGTCTGCCTCATCAATGATGATAACTTTGTGGTTACCACCAACCAGAGATTGAGAAGAAGCAAACGACTTAATCTTGGTGCGGACAGTATCGAGGTGACGACCCTCATCGGATCCATTCACCACGATGTAGTCCAAACCAATCTCTTCACATAATGCTTTGGCAATAGTAGTCTTGCCAATACCAGCAGACCCAGGGAGGAGGAGATTGGGAATCTCACCCTGCTCCACATATCCTTGGAATACTGCTTTAGTCACGTCTGAGAGGATGCAATCATCAACTGTTTTTGGACGAAACTTTTCAACCCAGAGAAACAGTTTTTTAGGCATCAGTCGTTATTAGGTTCGAGGGCAATGAAGTAGTTAAGGGAAGACTCTACCAGGGAGACAAAGTTGATGACTCCACTGTCAGAGATGCAGACATGGTATGACCCATCAAGAATCTTGAGGTTTTCCATCTTCAGACAGTAACAGAAGTTACGCTCATGCAGAGGGACATCATTCCAGTATTCTTTCTCCCACATCACCTTATCGATGGGGACAGCGAAGACGTGACTGCTCTCGGTCTTCTTATCACGGACACAGACACTCACGTTACCTTCGTAAGAGTAAACACAGAAATCAGTGACACTGAAGTTTTGTGCTGCATCACGAAGTTGCTTGAGGTGCTGACCCTTCAACTCAAAGTTGATAACCTTCTCAGGCAGATTGGGGTCATACTGAGAGGGAGGGCGACCACTGATGATCTCAGGATCACTCAGGACATAGGTTGCCTTGCCACGGGTAGTCTGATCAATGATCATGACCTTGTTACTACCAGTGAAGAGAATCTCAGGTTGATCAAACATCATACAGGTCTTAACAAAGAGACCCAGGTCATAGATCGGGAGGTCCTGAGGAAACTCTTCAGCACAAGAAGAAAATGCAAGGATATTCTTGTTGAGAGACATCGTTGCCAGAGTCTTCTGCTCCTTCTCAATGAAGATCGAGCGGTTGATCTCAGAGAAACTCTTGAGCACACTAATCGTCTTTTTGGAAAGTCGGATTGGTTGGGACATAATTACTGATTGTAGGTTTCTCGTTGGGCGTTTTGGTCGTTGAAATACATCAACAGCACTGCATAGTGTAGCACCTTCATGATGTCACGTCTAGCGGTGCCTTTCTTATCGTATCGAGAAGCATACTTAAGGATGTTACTCCTACAGAATGCTTCGCCGTCACCGACTGCAGCGATAAGATCTAGGGTCTGAATACCTTCGTCACCAGAAGAGTAGTGTTGACGATAGGTATTCAGAATGTATTCGCGCAACTCATCAAGAATTGCAGTTTCATTGTACTTATTTGCCATAATGTTAGGAAGCAAGGAGGTTGTCAACATCCGTCATAGAAACTTCACCATCAATCTTATCATACAATTCGGAAAAAGATTGCTTGGTTTCGTCATCGAAACGATTCAGGCAGACACTGATTGCCTTGGCACGGTCACCAAAGATTGCATATGCCTGAATGATGTGGACAAGACGACGGGTTGAAATGATCTCATCAACACCACCCTCATTGAAGGTCTTGCGGATCATATCTGCCCACATAACAAGGTTAGCAATAAACTTGTCATCACAAGCATTGAGACCCTTGCAGTAGTTGTTGAGCATCTTAGTCTCAATAGAGGGGGTGGGATACTCTTGCTCGAAGGTCAGAGGGAAACGCTCAAGGAATGCCTCATTGAGCACGTTGGTGCCAATGAAACGACCATCGTCACTACCCTTACCCTTGGTGTTTGCAGTAGCAACTACAGTAAAACCAGGAGCAGGTTTGACATAGCGTCCGACCTTCTTAAGAAAGACACCCTTACCCTCAAGGACAGACTGCAGACACAGGATTTTGTTAGATGCCAGGTCGATCTCATCTAGAAGAAGCACAGCTCCCCTTTCCAGAGCATCGACGACTGGTCCGTTGTGCCAAACAGTGTTGCCATCAACAAGACGGAAACCACCAATAAGATCATCCTCGTCAGTTTCAATGGTGATATTGACGCGAATCAACTCCCTATTTAGTTGGGCACATGCTTGCTCAACACCAAAGGTCTTACCGTTACCAGACAGACCAGTGATGAAGATAGGGTAGTAGATTTTGCTACCGATGATCTTCTTCAGGTCACGGAAATTCCCGAACGGGACGAAATTGCTATCTTTGGATGGAATCAAGTTGGTATATTCCCGATCGGTAACGTTAGCAGGTGCAGCAGAAGGTGCTTTGAAGGACTGCTCAAGGGACTCTTGGACAGTCAGACACCACTTACCACGACCAGACTTGAAGGAGTCTAGACGCTTGCTGATGGTGGGGTAGGAAACATCGAAGTGATCTGCAGCACGAAGGAGGTGGGCAGTCTTCACATCTTCACCGAAGTTGCGAGTCAGAAAATCAACAACTTCATTGGTGGTCAGGTCGGACTTGGCAGGCATTGGTGTGTCTCTCGATTACCTTGTAATCATACAAGAATATCGACGAGAAGGGGAGAGGCAGTGGACACTACCCAATCTGGTCGGCGCTCTGGTCGCCTGAGATAATTGTCATAAACCCAAGGTTTGCTGGCAACGTAACGCTGATATGCCGTGATAGTGTCAATAAACTTATCTTCTTTCAATTCTTCAGGCATTGCCCTAGCAAATGGGGTGTGATCCTCTGGACATCCGTTAGGTGCAATGATT